ATACGAATGTACTATTTGTTGCAGATTGGGATTTAGGCCCAGGAAACTTTAGTAATATAACGATCACTAGAATACTAGCGGGTAGAGGCAACGCTTCTGTTAGTGCGGGTTCAAAGTATAAAAGTGTATCTACTCAGTTTAGGCCAGGTACGTTTGAACAAGAGCCTATGCTTAATTATGGGAATTCTACAGGGGTATCTTTTGCTCAAGGCCCTTCTTTCCAGAACCAAGCATTAGAATTCTGGGATGTTTTAAGTCAGGAATATAAAGATTTAGTAGAAGTAGGAGGGGATACTTCTGGTCTTAATCTGAATAATGTTAATCCTGTATCTTTTAGAGCCACGTCTCCTACGGGATTTGGTCTAACATATGAACAAGCTCCAGAAGTTGATGAGATTAGATTTACTTTCTCATATAATTCTTTGTACACTTACCATGCAAAAGACAATGATTATAAAGATGCGGGCGTTTTCTATAATACAAAGCTCAAGTTGTATAGAGGGGCAGATATTTCAGAAGTAAATCTTCGAGCAGGAGATACCCAGCTATTACACTCAGCGGGAAAGAATGGCTCTAGAGGCCCCCTTTTAATTGAGGAGAGGGTATGGTTGGAGCCTTTTAAGCCTTTTGACGATTTTGAATTAATTATTGAAAGAACTACTCGACAAGAGGGAAGAGGCGTGTATCCTAGTGGAAAGAATAGCGGAAGAAGCACAACAATGCACGCATCGTCTGCCATTACTAATATATCTTCTATTATTAAAGAACCCCTGAACTACCCCTACACTGCGTATGCTAATGTACGATTCGATAGTACGGAATTTACATCTGCTCCTCAGCGAACGTATGAATTAAGGGGTATGAGAGTTAAAATTCCTTCAAATTACAGCACCCGAGAAGAAAATAATACTGATGTTGCAACCTATGAAGGCCTCTGGGATGGTAGTTTTAGGACTGAATTAACTTATACCGATAATCCAGCTTGGGTTTTCTATGATCTAGTTACAAATAACAGGTATGGATTAGGGGGTTGGATAAAGGATACTGATATAGATAAGTATGCTTTGTATAGAATTGCAAAATATTGCGATGATTTAGTGCCTGATGGTAAAGGTGGATTAGAGCCTAGGTATAGAGCTAACCTCTATCTTACTAAAGCGGTTGATGCCTATAAACTTCTTAAAGACATAGCGTCTATATTTGTAGGTCTAGTTTATTGGCTAGATGGAAAAGTTACTCCTATTGCTGATCAGGCGTCTTGGCCTGTATATACTTTTACAGCCTCCAACGTAGTAGACGGTAAATTTAATTATACTGGTACAGGGGCTAAAACACGACCAAACCAGATAGTTATAGGATATAATAATCCAGATAAAGACTATATAATAGACCCTATTATTGTAGAGGACAGAACCCGTATATCTCAAGAAAATAGAGTACAATCAAAGTACGTTAATGCTTTTGGAGCTACTAGTGAGGGACAGGCGCAGAGATATGGAAGATATAAATTATGGACTAGTAATTATCAAACAGAGCTTGTAAGCTTTAAAACTTCTTTAAATGCAGCTTTTATTAGGCCGGGAGATGTAATACAAGTACAAGATCAAGCCAGGGATAGACTTATTTCCAGCGGTAGGGTAAGTGCTGCCACATCTACTACTATTACTTTAGACAGGAAAGTACCTTTACAAGACGATATAACATACTCTTTATATGGGCTTATAACAACTAGTGCAGCTTTTTGTGCGCAAACAACCGCTGAAATTGATGGTGTTGTATATAATAACGCAGAGGTATTACCATTAGAACTATATGTCGATGAAACTACCGCATCTAATATATTAGATGATTCTGGTGTTCCTGTAACTGTAAGGTGGGCACCTTATACATTTATGGAAGAACGTAGTATAGACTATGCAACAACTACTGGAGGAGTAGCAGGGTCGTATGATGTAGTTACTATTACTAGCCCATTTACGGCTTCTTTAATTCCTTCAAGTATATGGTCTATCGCTCAACTAAATACAGAATACCAGCTTGACATTATCGGAAGTCCTCGTCTTTACAAAATTTTATCTATGTCGCAAGAAGATGTGAATATATACTCGATTACTGCAGTCGAACATTATAATGAGAAATATGAAGATGTAGAAAGCGGGTTTGATATTTATCAAGCTGATAGATTTGATCCTCCGATAGAGAGGGCGGCCTTACGAGTACCTGCCCCTACTGCGATTTATGTTGCACAAGACTCTGATTTCAGAACAAGAGCAGATGAAGTAATTGTTAAATGGCTTCCCCCTATAGTAGATGGCGAAGAGTATCAGTATCTAGCTGGATACAAAATTAGTCATAATATACCTGGAGCACCTAATCCTATATTTACAGAGAAGGGGCTAGATGCGTACTCGTTTACTGGTTTATCGGAAGGTACGTATCAAATAGGGGTTCAAACCATTAGTACTTTAGGTACTAGCTCAACTATGACTACAGTTACTTATGCTTTAAATGACCCCTTCTCCCTTTTAATACAACGACTGGCGGATGGAGTAGGCGTAGGAGGCACTAGTTTAAAAAGTCCTTTTATAACTGCTGGAGCAACACCAACATTTAAATTTAACTCCCCTCAAGAACTTATTGTATTTCCTTCAGCAGCGCCCGAATTACCGTTGTTGATATCAAATACAGACACGCTAGACTTGACTTCGACAGGAATAGAAGAGGATAAAACATATTATGTTTTAGCCAAAAGCGGTGGCGCTTTACAACCGGATGACGATAGTAGTGTCGCTAGAAATGGATCATTGAAGTTGATTGATTTTTACACTGAGGGAGGATTTTGGTATGATGTTATAGATACTGCAGGAGTTCCTGCCGATAATTTTTCTAATACTTCTCTGACCTCTCCCAGCGCTATATCTATTAAAAGAGGTGAGGTGTATTTACAAGGAACTGGCACAAGCTTCTCTTCCGAAATAGAGGCTAGAGATTATATAAGAATTATAGATACAAACAGCTCTGAAGTAGTGCATGACGCTAAGGTTTTAGCAGTAATATCAGATGAATTATTAATCTTAAATAATCCAGCAACTTCTAATTATGATACAGGGTACGAAATAAAAAAATCTAGTCTTAACTTTCTTTTTGAAGAAGATACTGTAGTTGCTAGTGTGCGTAAAAGTTCTGCAACTAGTGAGTGGACCATTGTTAATTATTTAACCAATGACCCAGATGTCGATAAAGCACGTCTAGTAAACATTATCAAGGATGGTGGAGATGCCATAGAATATGATGTTACCGGTACTGCTTTAAGTGACCAGGTTGTTCTTAACATTGATACTACGGGATACACTAACCCCATAGTTACAGTTACTGGAGACGCTTTTAATTCTTTAGACGAAAGCGAAGATACTGTAGGTACTGCCGGGGATAATCAGACAAGAACTTTTACTCTATCTGATACTTCCTATGACGCTAGTACTTTAGAGTTTAATGTATCTATAGTAGAGGGCGGAGACCCCGATAATGTTACGACTGCAATTGATACTAACTATTATATTAAAAAACAGTATGATGCTAGTAGTTTTATAAGGTTCGAAGACTTAGAAGTTACTGTAGCAACAGCTTCCGGTACAGGTAATTTAACGTATGATGATGCGGGATTGTTTACATATACTCCTCCAGCCATAAGCACACCTGCAATACTAAGTAATGGAACTAACCCTTCTTTAAATACAAATATTACAGATTTAGAGATTCGTACTTTAATAGGGGCAGGAACATCTAACTTAGCTCTGGGAACTACAGCGGGTACGGCTTTGGAAGGAGATACAGCTCTTCTTCAATTGGGAACTACAGCTGGTACAGCTTTAGCTGGAGATACCGCTCTTCTTCAATTGGGAACTACAGCGGGTACGGCTTTGGAAGGAGATACAGCTCTTCTTGAATTGGGAACTACAGCTGGTACGGCTTTAGCTGGAGATACAGCTCTTCTTCAATTGGGAACTACAGCTGGTACGGCTTTAGCTGGAGATACAGCTCTTCTTCAATTGGGAACTAC